GTTTGTATGACTTTTCTACCTTGACATAAGGACCCCCGGAGCGTTTCGATATCTCGTCAAGATCTCGATCCGAGAGATTGCACATTTTCCCTTCGTCTTTCTTCTTGAGAATCGCTCCATCGTATTTTGACCGAAACTCTTTTAAAACGGTTACTTTAGGCATTTATGGACTCCCGTATAAATAGTTGTACCAGATCTCAAAATCGAAATCGAAAATCTGTATATCGTCATCCTTCCCGTCATACATCCGGACGGCCTGAGGTAACGTATCCTCTGCATAGTCTCCACGCCGTCTCGATGTCGTGGCACAGAGCGCGGTCTCGATATCGTCAAGAAAGTTATTCGCTACGGTCTCGATACTCGAGGTCGCTCTTACCATGCCCCGGAGCCGGACAATTAGCTTTGATCGGAGATAGGCTGCGCCGACATCTTCCGGTTCGAATGCCTGCCCCCCGTTGAGTACAAGGATCGAAGGAAATCCGTTAAGCTCGCGGAAGTGTTTAACGTCTCGTGTGACGGTATTGATATCGTATGTATAACTGTTTGCCTTCGTAATGGTTTCAAGTGTCGTAACTATGTCAGCAATTATATTCTCTCGTTGTGACATCTACACCCTCTCGATCGCAAGATTTATTTCACGGATAAAGAAATCCCGGATATTGTCAACGTTCTGTTCGAGCGCGGGACGGAGATACGGTTGCGCTGCCGTGTATTTCGTGCCATACTCCTGGTATCCTGCATATTCGACTGGAGACCCGACATAGGCCTCCTGCCGGAGCCCTTCGACCCGACTCCCGATACTCGTTTTAAGATTACTTGTCCGTACCGGCGCAAGCGTTTTCGCTGCCGTCTTGACCAAGAGTGCGGACAGGTTCAGCACCTTGATAATCGCCTGTGATATCAGCGGATGTAATCGTCCGAGTCTCGCGACAACCTCATTTGCATTCGACGATAGTTCGATCTGTATCATTTCGTTACTACCCTGCGGCATAGCCCGCCGATCAATGACATGGGATACCCTCGATTATTGATCGTTGCGAATGTGACGTTCACTTCTCCATAACTCTCCGATTGTATCCCGCTCTTTTTCATCTGCTTGATATCGTAGTAAATCATCCGCGCAACGGTGATCTGTGTTCCCTTGATCCATTGAATATGATAGATCGATATCGGATACTCGTCGTTCGCGGCCTCGTCCATGAGTGACGTTGCGCTTGAGATCGTCAGCGTGCCCGCCGCGACTGTCTCGATCGTATACACGCCGTTATTCGCTTTCGACCCTTCGATGAGGATATCCATATCAGCGGCAAACTCTTCGTCGACGAATCCCTCGTCAGCATCGGTGATCGTATTCGCGTCGGCATCGAAGGTCAATGCGTCACTATCCTCGATTTTGATATTCGTTTTCTTGTACACGACATAGTTGTTCTCGACGAGATAGTTCTGGACAACGGGGATCAGAGCATCGATAATATCGTCAAGATCAGTCCCCGTCTCCTGGATAAGCGTCTTAACTTCGGATCTCGTTATGATTGCCATACTACAATCCTCAATTTTATTCTGGTTCTATAAATGCGACGATCGTTCCACTCACTAATTGTATGCCGATAAAATCTCCACAGATTTCCGAGCCAGCCTCGAAAGAGGCAGCCCCGGATATTTTCTCCCCTTCGGTCGTCATTAATCTTGCAAATACTGCTGGTTGAGCAATTATGATTTTATTCCATGTACCCCGGTGCGGTTCGGTATCCTTGATTATTTGAATGTCATCTTGTGCCATACGCTATTCCTTTTTATGCAGTATTTGCGATACATGAACCAGATGCGAGAGTAATCGCCGTAATGTCTCCGCGTATTTTTGTATTCGCTGAAAATGTTATGCCGGTTATCGTGCCCGTATATCCTCCGATCGTCAGCGTGGTAAATGCCGCCGATTCAGTGATTGTAATCTTGCACCAATTCCCGGTATGTGCGGACGTGTCGTCAATCACGAGTCCGCCGTGTTTCCCGAATTCCCCTTCGAGCAATTCTGTTATTCTTGCTATGCTCATTTTTCATCCTCCATGCCTTTGTTGATCGCGGCGATGATATCCGCTTTTTTTAACCCCGCCTTTATTGCAATACCGTTCTGTTCCGCGAGGTGCAGCAGTTCATCTTTTGAGAGATCGTCCAAGGGATCGTCTTCGTCCTCAGTCGCCGGTTCAGGTTCGGCAATCTCGGGTTTCTCCGGTTCAAACTCCTCGAAATCGAAATCCAGTTCTTTAAGAATCCCGATCTCTCTCGGATCGTCCGTCTCATAGGTACACGTTTGCCGACCGAACTCACAGAGAGCCTTGTTATGTTGTTTGTCCCACACAACGCCAGTTCCGATAAATCTATACATGAAATACCTCCGTATAAATCGAGGCGGGGAAAACCCCGCCCCGTTGATTACTCGGCTTCTTCCTCGGACTCTTCCTCTTCCGGTTCGTCCTCTTCGACTGGCTTTGCCTTCGGCTTTCCTTTCGGCTCGGCCTTCTCAGGTTCCCATCCGGCGATCGAATCAAACGGTTCGTCTTTCGGTGTCGGTTTCCTACCGAGCAATTGTTCTGCTTTTTCTTCCGGACTCATGTTATGCCTCCGAGATATAAGTTGGTGTTCCGGTCCCGTTCGCTTTGTAATTCCCCGCCGTCCAGTCTGTCGTCTGACAGGAGATTGTGTTCGTACAACCGAAGCGGTTGTTTGCGATGGTGTGTATACCCGTCCCCTGCGTGAGAATGGCGTATGTCAACGTTGATGCGCCGTCCATGAAAGTATTATTCTCAATGAGAACATTGACGATCGTGTTGACATTGTCCGTGTAGACCCCATACGTCGAACAATCCATGAAGATATTGTTCCTGATCATGGGCCCCTGGCAGGTTCGACCGCTTCCGGGCGAAACGAGAACGCCAATATCATTTGTCCGGAAAACATTGTTCTCGACGATTACATTGCCGCTACATCCCTTGAGAACCAATCCCGGAGTACTCGTCCCTTCATTCCCTGCCCTGAAAAGACAGTTTCGAATTCGGGCACTTGCGGAATTGTAACTCGTCCCACCTGCCCCGGTGACACCGTATCCATCCCCGACATATGCCCCGACATATCCGCCTCCACCATCGAGACAGAACCCGTCTATCGTCACGCTTCGTGAACTGACGATAAAGCCGATACCATCAGCAGTAATGGTTGTTCCGCCGCTGTTAGTATATGCATATTTCGTTGTTCCATCGGACGGTCGAATCCTGGTATCCCATCCCGGAAAGAGGGCGATGATATGGACGGCATCGTGGTCCTCGATGATGACGTTCTCCTGATATTTCCCAGGCCCGACGATGATGATATCACCGCGTCCATCGCCACAAATATCGACGGCTGCCTGTATCGTTGCCTTTGCCGTATCCGGATTTTCTCCGTCATTTCCATCGCTCCCGGATGTTGCGTCGACATAGAATATCTGTCCTGCTCCGGTCGGAGCGATGAGCATCCCTCTCAGTTGCATAATCGCTCTTCGTACTCTCGGATTGACTCCTGGCCCTAATTTCTCATTCTCCATTTACTACACCTCCGATGTGCTTTCGCACAAACTCATTTGTATAGCGCCCGGGGGAGCGCTCTTAGAGACTAACAGCCTCCGTTTAGCTCGTGGTCAGGCCAGTGATTGATCCATGCGCGAACGCAGGACCGTAATCAAGTCCGATCTGTCCGAAAATTTGCCCCTCTTCTGCAGCACCGGTTTTTGAGAGAGGCTCATAGAACAGAAGCCCCTTGCCCGGTACTTCCTGATATACAGGAGAACAATATGCGACATCAGCGATGAGAAAATCATCAGTACCCATGAAAGGATCGTATACCACACCGAGTTCACAGAAATCAGTAAGCACGGTCTGGATATTGATTCCGCCATAGTTCCGGTCAGCAGGAGCATATCCATAGATGTCTGAAATCTGTTGTTTCTGAAATGCATTCACGAACGCAACCGGCCTGGTGAACGGAGCACCAGCCGCGGCCATTGTGCGCAGAAGATAATCGATGAGCGCTTTGCTCAGGTCCGCGCTTCCGGCCGCAATGGTAGATCCTGTCGCAAGTGCAGTCGCTGCCATGAGTCCTCTGGTCTTCGCCGCGACACTTTCTGCCGTCGGATACGCATAAGCGCCGTCGATGAATGTAACCTCTACATCCCTGGCGATCTTCTGTATCCTGACGGCCTTCTGCCATGCCATCTCGTCTGCGACATTGTTCGATTCCCCGGCAGTGCTGTATGCAAATCCGCTTGTCGAAACTTCCTCATGCAGAATTCTTGCCTGATTCGAGATCTTGACATAGGTGAGATGGATTGATTCCATGAAAATCTGACAGACATTAAACTGTCGATCGCGGACAAACTCACGCCGATAACTTGATGCTGTCAGTGAAGCTGTCTCAGTGATTGCAGGCTGTGCAGCGGTGGGAAAATCATACTCACTCGAAAGATCGAATTCGAAGTTCATCGATTTCTTCCCGCCATTGAGCCCGCCGATCATTGAGAGCAGCGGTGTTCTCGTCGGATCCGCTGAAATAAGCAGACCCGTATAATTCGGAAGGTCATAAAGATAACCTTCAGCTGTTATTGATGTTCCACCCATAACTTTTATTACCTCCGTTGGTCTTTATTTTTTTTGACCAGCGGCATATTTTTGATCCTCGATTTTGACGGCTGCGGCGAATGCGCCTCTCGTACCCTTGTGAGCATCGGCGAGGGCTTTATCCTGCGCCTCCTGGAGTTTTGCTGGTTCCGTAGGAGCCGGTAATCCGCCTGCCGGCGGAGTTCCTTTGAGCCGTTCGGCGACCTGTGCATCCACGAGAGTCTTGACATGCTCGGCATCTTTCGAAGCGATACGGTCAACGATTGCCCGCGTCTCCTCGTCTGTTTCACCGAGATTGATATCATCGATGAGATCTACCCGGAGCCCCTTCTCAGCTGCGAGCCTGAGAGCAAAGGATTTCTGATCCTTCTTGTTTTGTTCAATTTCTTTTTTCTTGATCTCTTCTCTGAGCTCGCGTATCTGTTTCTGCTCCTCTGTCTCCTTCGGGTTTCGTTTTGCAACCTCTGCTTCAACGAGCCCTGGAAGTGTCTTTTCCTTGTAGGTCTCGATCGCCTTGTTCGTGTACCGATCGTGTACCGGTTGCAGAAGCCTTTTACCTGCTTCCGTCTCGAGGTAGGCCATGACAGCCGTGTCAGTCAGTTCCGCGGATTTCTCAAATGTTTTTAGATAGTCCTTTACTGCCTGATCGTCTTTGTTGGCCTCAAAAAATTGCTTTGCCTGGTCGAGTGTTAAATCCATTGAATCCTCCTGCCCCGTCGG